TCACCAACTGTAACAACCGTAGGAACTGAAACCGTATTAACATATACAGGGAGTGGAACATACGTTCACTCATAAATAAAATTTAATTAACTTTGTGGTTTATGGCACACTTTGCAGAACTTGACGAAAACAACACAGTATTACAAGTAATTGTTGTACACAATAATGAACTGCTTGATGGTGAAATAGAAAGCGAAGCTAAAGGAGTAGAATTTTGTTCTACGCTTTTTGGTCATACTAACTGGGTGCAAACTTCTTATAATAATAGTATGAGAAAACAGTTTGCTGCAGCAGGCTATACTTACGACTCAGACAGTGATGTCTTTGTTGCGCCTCAGCCATACCCAAGTTGGTCTTTAGACGATAACTTTGATTGGCAAGCCCCAACGCCAATGCCAGAGGATGACAACCTATATAACTGGAATGAGGAAACTCAAAATTGGGATTTAGTTGAACTTAATAATGATGACACAGAATAACATGAATTTAGATTTTGAACCTACGATACTGGGAATTACAGTTTTAGTACTTAGTATATCTCAAATTAATGAGGCTTTACAAAGTTTACTTTTACTAGCTACCATAATTTATACAATTATTAAAATTTATCAACTACTTCAAAAAAAGTGAAATACTTTAGTTATGCAGAATTTGACTCGCCTGATTTCCCTGATAGTGGTAGGAATATGGATGAGTCTTTTTTACTCTTGCTCGACAGTGCACGTCAAATTGCAGGGACACCATTCAAAATTAATTCCGGCTTCAGAACTCCAAAACATAATGAAAAAGTGGGAGGGACAGAGAACTCGTCGCATCTTAGAGGATTCGCTGCCGACATACATGCAACATCCTCTGCAGATAGATTCAAAATATTATCAGCGCTTCTCGAAGTTGGATTCAATCGCATTGGAATAGCAAAAACATTTATTCATGTTGATGCTGACCCAATTAAAACAAAAGACGTAATTTGGACTTATGCTTAAACTATTAAAAAAATTATTAGGATTTAGTGACTCAGGTGTAGATGGCCTAGGTCTTGAAATAAGAGAGCTTATTAAAGGAAAAGAGGTAGACCCGCAAAAACTTATAGAGATGCAAACTGCTATCAATGAGATGGAGGCAAAGCACAGAACAATTTTTGTAGCCGGATGGCGTCCCTTCATAGGCTGGGTGTGCGGGATAGCCCTTGCATATAATTTTATCATAAGAGATATGCTTGTGTGGTATATGGGTGTAGAAACAGCTCCACCTGCTCTTCAAATGGAACATCTTATGACGGTTCTTGTTGGTATGCTAGGTCTAGGAGGTATGAGAACGTTTGAAAAATTAAATAATAAATCTAATTAAATGGCAAAGTCGATGTCAGCAATCCTTTACGAGAAACCTAAAACTCGTAGACCAGGGGTACATGCTAAAACTAAAACATCTAAAGTAAAATCATCTAAGTATTACCAGAAAAAATATAGAGGTCAAGGCAGGTAATTTATTTATATCTTTGTATTAATTAAATTTAATCTAATGGATATTCGTAAAATCTCTATAGGGCCAAACTATAAGTCTGATGCTATGCATTATATAGTAGGTCAAGATGTGCTGGGTGGAAAATATTTTATTCACTTAATACAGTATGTTGAGCGAAGTGATAGTATAAAAATATGGATACAAAAAGAGGGGGAGATATTGCTCTGGAAAGAGTTTAACTCTAACATGCCAGTTTCAATTGAATATAATATAAACTTTTAATGAGGTCACCTTTTTATTTTATTGTAAAACCTCTTGACGATAAAAGATATACCAATACAAAAGATATTGATGGTATGGATTTTATAACAAGCACCTCTGAAGAAAATCACATGGCTTCAAACAGACAGGGTGTGGTTGTGGCTACACCACTTGGTTATGATGGAGAGATAGAAGTGGGAGACTTACTTTTAGTACATCATAATGTATTTAAGTTTTACAATGATATGAAGGGTAGGCAAAAAAGCGGTAAGAGTTTTTTTAAAGATGATTTGTTTTTTATAGAGGATGACCAGTTTTTTATGTACAAACATAATGACCAGTGGGTTTGTCATGATAGATATTGTTTTGTTAAACCTGTGCCTGTTGAAGAATCATTTATAATGAAGCTTGGAAAAGAAGAACCATTGATTGGTATTATGAAATACCCAAATAAATATTTATCTTCACAAGGAGTCAACAGTGGAGATAGAATATCATTTAAACCAAATAGTGAATATGAGTTTACAGTGGATGATGAAAAGTTATATAGAATGTTTGACCATCAAATAACAATGAAGTTATGAAGTCAGAGGATTTAAAAAAAGAAATTATACACGCAGGGCGTAGAGCTGTAGAGCAGCTTATAAAAGTTGCTAAAGAAGATATCATAAAGCCAGACCCTGATGATGAGCTAGCAGCTGATAGATTAAAGAACGCAGCAGCTACAAAAAAACTAGCTATATTCGATGCGTTTGAGATATTAAATAAAATAGATTTAGAAGAAGAGGTTATTAATTCTGGAGGACAAGTAGATAAAACAGATACAAAACAAGGATTTGCAGAACGAAGGTCAAAATAAATTATATCAGGTAATAAAAGATTACATTCCTAAATCTGTTCTTACAAAAAAGAATAGAGCTAAGACGTGGTTATATGGGTATAGTGAAAAGTATGACTTAGTAGTAATATCTAGAAATGGAACAATAGGTCAGATAATAAACATAAATGGTTTAGCAATTGGACTTCCTAAAGAGCCAGAGGAATTGTTTAAACGTTCTGATAAAAAAGAAGAGCAGTACTGGGAAAGAGAAGAACTACCTAAAGATTTATCTAGAATTAATTCTATTTTCCAGTGGAACGACAGACCTTCTGCATTTAAAAACAAATGGGTAGATTATATAGAGTCGGAGTTTGATAGAAGAGAGTTAGGTTTCTGGTTCTACAATAACGGAAAACAAACTTACATTACAGGTTCTCATTATATGTATCTACAATGGACAAGTATAGATGTTGGATATCCAGATTACCGTGAGGCAAATAGGATTTTCTTTTTATACTGGGAAGCTTGTAAGGCAGACAAAAGATGCTTTGGTATGGACTATCTTAAGATAAGACGTTCAGGGTTTTCTTTTATGGGGTCATCTGAATGTGTAAACACAGGAACTCTAGCTAGAGATTCAAGGGTTGGTATATTATCTAAAACTGGTTCGGATGCAAAAAAAATGTTTACCGATAAGGTTGTTCCTATAGCAAATAGACTTCCATTCTTTTTTAAACCTATACAGGATGGTATGGATAAACCTAAAACTGAATTAGCCTTCAGAGTTCCAGCTTCTAAAATAACCAAGAAGAATATGCATGAGGTTATGGATGATGAGCTAACAGGGTTAGACACAACAATTGACTGGAAGAACACGGATGATAACTCTTATGATGGTGAGAAACTTTTACTTCTAGTACACGATGAATCAGGTAAGTGGCTAAAACCAAATAACATTCAAAACAACTGGCGTGTTACTAAGACTTGTTTGAGGCTAGGTAGTAAAATAATAGGTAAGTGTATGATGGGGTCTACTTCAAATGCGCTTAGTAAAGGGGGTGAGAACTTCAAGCGTTTGTTTGAGGATTCAGATTTAAAGACTCGTAATGCAAATGGTCAGACTAAATCAGGATTATATAATCTATTTATTCCAATGGAGTGGAACATGGAAGGTTTTATTGATAGATACGGTATGCCTGTGTTTAGAAAACCTGAGAAAAAAATTAGAGGGGTAGATGATGAGTGGATAACAAACGGAGCAATAGATTATTGGGAAGCAGAGGTAGAGTCATTAAAGAAAGATGCGGATGCGCTGAATGAATTTTACAGACAGTTTCCAAGAACAGAGTCACACGCATTTAGAGATGAGAGTAAGTCTTCGCTTTTTAACTTGACTAAGATATATCAGCAGATAGATTATAATGATTCATTAATCATGGAGCATCATGTAACAAGAGGTAGGTTTTACTGGAAAGATGGAGTGAAAGATTCAGAGGTGATTTGGACACCAGATTCTAGGGGAAGATTCAAAGTATCTTGGACTCCTAAAAGAGGATTAAATAATAGGAAGGTTAAAAAGCATGGAGTATATTTTCCAGTTAACGAACATATAGGAGCATTTGGGTGTGACTCTTATGATATATCTGGAACTGTTGGAGGCGGAGGTTCTAATGGAGCTCTGCATGGTTTAACTAAATATAATATGGATGAAGCTCCGAGTAATGAGTTTTTTTTAGAGTATGTTGCTAGACCACAAACGGCAGAGATATTTTTTGAAGAAGTATTAATGGCATGTGTGTTTTATGGGATGCCTATACTTGTAGAGAATAACAAACCAAGGTTACTCTATCATTTTAAAAACAGAGGGTACAGAGGATTTAGTATGAACAGGCCCGATAAACATTATAATAAATTATCAAAAACAGAAAAAGAACTTGGTGGTATACCTAATACTTCTGAGGATGTAAAGCAATCACACGCAGCAGCTATAGAATCATATATAGAAAAGCACGTAGGTATAGATTTAGATGGACAGCATAGACCTGGAGATGAGATGGGAAGTATGTATTTCACAAGGACTTTAGAAGACTGGGCTAGGTTTGATATTAGTGCTAGAACTAAGTTCGATGCTAGTATTAGTTCAGGGCTTGCAATTATGGCAAATCAAAAGCATGTTTATCTTCCTGAGAAAAAACAATCAAAAATAAGTCTTAACTTTGCAACATATAATAATAAAGGAACATTAAGTGAATTAATTAGATGAAAGAGGTAAACATAAACATTTCATCTGTAGGATTCCCTAGTCAGTTTGTATCTGATGCTGAAAAAGCAACCGATGAGTTTGGGTTACAAATAGGGCAGGCTATTCAATATGAATGGTTTCGTAAAGATTCTAACGGATGCCGATATTATAGTCAGTGGAGGGACTTTAACAGATTACGCCTTTACGCAAGAGGGGAACAATCCATAGCAAAATATAAAAATGAATTAGCGGTAGATGGTGATTTATCCTACTTAAATTTAGATTGGACTCCAGTTCCTATTATTCCAAAGTTTGTAGATATTGTAGTTAATGGAATGTCTGATAGATTGTTTAAAGTAAAAGCTTACGCACAAGATGCTTTATCTCAATCTAAAAGAAATAAATATCAAGAAATGATTGAGGGGCAAATGGCCGCTAAAGATGTTTTATCTATAATACAAGAGGGAACAGGGTTTGACCCATTTATAATGAACCCTGATGAATTACCAGCGAGTGATGAAGAGTTATCGCTTTATATGAATTTAAATTACAAACCAGCCATAGAGATTGCTGAAGAAGAAGCGATTGATACAATGTTTGCCGAGAATCATTATGACGACATTCGTAAGCGTTTAGATTACGATATGATGGTGACGGGTATGGCTGTAGCAAAACACGAGTTTCTTCAGGGAAGTGGTGTTCAGGTTTCTTATGTAGACCCAGCTAATGTGGTATA